GATGCTCTACAATCGCCTATCCTTCGGATGAATGTGTAGATACCGGAAAAGGATTTAAACGCCGCTGTAAGGATTTAAATGAGGTTTTAGAGCATTTTGGGAAGGATAGGGTTGCTCAAACCGTTTTGGATGCCGAATTAATCCCGGTTGACGGGGTTTACTACCTTGACGACCTTTTTGAATCAATGGTGGATAATTTTAAAAAAGGAATCCAACTTGCACCAACAACAAGGTTTAGGGAAATGGACGAATATTTTCGTTGGAAAAAAGGTGACATTACATTGGTAACTGGTTACGGGAACCACGGGAAATCGTTTTTTATGCTTCAATTAATGCTTACCAAAAGCATATATGACGGATGGAAATGGGCAATTTTTAGCCCCGAAAACTTCCCGGCCAATGATTTTTATGACGATATTATTGAAATGTACGTTGGGAAATGGCTAAATAACATGACCCTTGAAGAATATCAGGAGGCTTGCGGATTTATAGACCAACACATTTTTTACGTTTACCCAGATGATGGGCATGACATAAATTCAATCAATGAAAAATTCCGTCACCTTATTTTGAAAAAGGGAGTGGATGGGGTTATGGTTGACCCTTTCAACCAACTTGACAGCAACCAAAAGGCTTTTCAGCGGGAAGATCAATACTTATCGGAAGTCTTGAAGGACGTAAAGCGGTTTGCGCTTTTGAATAATGTGGTTTATGCGATTGTGGCCCACCCGAAAACCCCTTCGTATGGTAGTGATAAATCGCTTCCTGTTGCAGATATGTACGACATATCAGGTGGTTCCCAATGGGGGAACAAGTCAGACCAAATTATTTCTTATTACCGGCCAAGATTTCACGAAGATAAAAACAGCCCGGAAGTAGAAGTTTATATTCAAAAGTTGAAAAGAAAGAGAACCGGGGGTAAACTTGGGAACTTCCCCTTATCATTGAATTGGGCGAAAAAAAGGTACATGGAAAGTGATGGTTCAATGCCTTGTGACCCGAAATTAGCCACAATGATGAAACTTAAGAAAGAAAACGATTATTCACAGCAGCCGTTATTGCCTGAATCAGCGCATACTTGGTTGCCATACAAGGACGAAAATGGGACAGAAATCGGATTTTAAAAGAGAACCGGGGATAGTTTGCAGGAACACCCAAAACAACGATATGTACCAATACCTTGAAGGGGTACGTTGGAAGAATCTAAGGACTGGTTTGGAAGGGGAAGTCCCGGAAGAAAAAGTCCCCCAAATATTTCTTTTAAACGTAGAAGCTACCTACTTTTGGAATGAATGGGAAGGGTTTGGGGATATGGTAAGAAGATTGAATTTAAAAATTGACAAGTAATTTTATGTTTGGATATTCTGCTATGGGTAATGTTAGGGATTTTGTAATATGCCATTGTCAAAGAAGTGAAATATCTGAGTTTATAGAAAGATGGCATTATTCAAAAAATGTTAATGGGCTAACTATTGATTATTGTTTTGTTCTTAAAGATAAAAACAATGTTATAATAGGTGCAATTATTTATGGGAAAATAGCTATGGCTAATGTTTGGAAAAAGTATTCAAAAAGTGAGAAAGATTTAATAGAGTTAAAGCGTTTGTGCTGTATAGATAATACGCCTAAAAACACGGAAAGTTTTTTTATTGGGGGCACTATTAAATGGCTTAAGAAAAACACAAGTTATAAAAAGATTATAAGTTATGCGGACACAACATATAATCACAGCGGGGTTGTTTATAGGGCTACAAATTTTAAGCACGTTGGGATGACAGCAAGTGGTCGTGTCATATCTTATAAAGGAAGGTTATATCACGATAAAACCATAAGAACAAAGTATAATGGCAAAATAAAGCCTTTTGCTGAAAGAATAAAGCAAGCGTTAGAAAGCGGTGAAGCAAAGTATATAAAAACACTTGGAAAGCATATTTATATATATGACTTATTGAAAAAAGGCAAAAGATAATTTATTGAGGACGTTTAGCTCAGTTGGTCAGAGCGTCACACTCATAATGTGAGGGTCGGTGGTTCGATACCATCAACGTCCACTTAAAAAGTAAACAATGTATAAAACAATTCTATTAGGAAACATCGGTAAGGACTGTGTGGTAAATACGGTCAACGGGAAGTCAGTTTGTAATTTTAGCGTAGCCCAAACTGAAAAGTACAAAGACGCACAAGGAACCCAACATGAGAAAACAAGATGGTTTGATTGTGCATTATGGAGGGACAATACTTCCATAGCCCAATACCTTAAGAAAGGAACAAAGGTTCTTTTAGAGGGACAAATAGACGTAAAGCAATTTCAAAGACAAGATGGGACACAAGGGGTAGGAATGACGTTCAGGGTGTCTAATCTTACTCTATTAGGGGGGAATAAAGAGGGACAGCAACAACCTGCGGGACAAGTGCAGAATGATGAACCTATTGGAGAAGATACAAGTGGACTTCCTTTTTGATGGGGGTAAAAAATAAATACCATGTTTCCTCAATAGATTCTTACTTATGTAAGGATTGGCTTTTGTATAAGCATTATGCTAAAAGAGTACCAAGTATAGAGTATTCTTTTGGTATTTATGATGGGGAAATATTAGTTGGTGTTTGCACTTTTGGTTGCCCCCCAAGAGTTATGAATAATGCTGAATGTATATTTAATACTTATAGGGTAAAGACATTAGAATTGAATAGGCTTGTAGTAAACGATGGGTTAGAAAAAAATGCTCTTTCGTTTTTTGTTTCAAGGTGCTTATCTTTTTTGCCAAAACCTTGTTGTGTTGTTTCATACGCCGATAACGACTTTGGGCATAGCGGCTATATTTATCAGGCTACAAATTGGGTTTACGCAGGGTTAAACAACGTACATCAAAGGAAGATACTTTACAATGGCAAGGAAATTCACCCAAGAACAGCTTGTTCTTTAGGCTTTACGAATATTACCGAATGGGCTAAAAGTGATGAAAATGTTGAACTTGGGGATTATATGTATAAGCATAGGTACTTCCAATTTTTAGGTAATAAGAAAGAAATTAAAAAAATGAAAGACGATTTCATTTACGGAATGTTCCCGTACCCCAAAGGAGATAATAAAAGATATGATTCAAGTTTCAAACCAACAATTCAGACAAAATTATTTTAATGACAGACTTTAATGTTTTTATAATTGCCATTGGGTATATGGTTATGTTTTTAATAGGAATGATTATTGGAATTAGTATAAAAAAATAAATTTATGCCTAAATACACAGTAATGATTGATCTTAATGAAAAAGTAATAATTTCAGGTTATTATAACCATTTTGGTAAAACACCAAAGAAGCCTACTAAAAAAGATATATCAAATTGGATTGGTGGGCTTGCCCAAGCCGATATAGAAGCTGCTGCATTTTACGAAGATTCAGAAGAAAATGAAAAATAATTTTATGTCAGACCAACTCCCTTATTCAGAAAGATACCGGCTTATAAAATTAGGCTTGTTAGCGAAGGAATCCGGGCCTAAGCCCAAGAAGCGAATAGCCCCCATAAGTGAAAAGAAAAAAAAGGAATTAAAGGAAGCTAAAGACGTAGTAACGGGGGAAACGGAGTTAGATGCTTTCTTTGAAAGGAATAGGAAAAGGATGGTTGGGGTGTGTCAATGTGGTTGCGCACGTAAAAGCTCTAAAAATGAGGATAAGCATTACAGGGCAAGCATAGCACATATTTTCCCCAAAAGAATTTTTAAGTCAATAGCTTGTAATGATTATAATTGGGTTGAGAGAAACTTTTGGGAAGGCTGTCACACCAACATGGATAATAAATCAATAGGGGAATGGGTTAATATGGCTGATTGGGATGATATTAAAGAAAAGTTCTACCAATTAGCCCCCCTTTTAACTGATGAAGAAAAGAAAACAAAGTTCTATTCACTCTTTGAAAAATTAGTTTATCCCTAATCATGGCAAAGTGTGAGAAAAGACAGCTAACCAAAAGGGAAGCAGAGGGGGCTTTAAAGCAAGCCCAAAGCCATAGAAAAAAACACAAGTACAGGAAAGAGTGTAGGATTTACCATTGTCCTGAATGTAATATGTGGCATCTGACAAGTCACGAAAGCGAACCCCCGTCCCCACAAATAAAACCACTTCCGGGATTTAAAAAGTATTTGAAATAATGTACTACTACAAGCAAACCCGTCAAAAAAAAGTATTGTCTAAGTACCATAGACACCAAATAATATCGTTATTTTGTGCAGGGATGCTACCCCATAACATAACTGCTATTACAGGGTTCTCGTGGGAACAGGTGGGGAAGGCTTTGTATAATCGTACAAAACAAAACAAATGAAAGAAACGCAAAATGGGTATATTCTTGAATCAACGGGGAGGGAGTTCTACGCTAATGGCTATATAGGGGCAATGAAAAGTAAATTTGGTGGTGTTGATATAGCGCAAGGTTATGACGGGTATATTAATAGTGAAACAGAAGATGGGGATGATGATGAATTAACCCCTATCGAAAAAATAGAATTAGCGAATTACATGATAGAAGTTTGGACGTTGTTTAAAAACAGCTATCTACCATTATAAAACAATCAAAATAAATCAACATGAACTTAGCAAGTGTTCAAAAAATCTTAAACATTGCGCCTATTGTTGGGGCTGATGCCATAGAAACAGCAACGGTGTTGGGGTGGCAGGTAGTTGTGAAAAAAGGGGAGTATAAAGTAGGTGACTTATGCGTGTATATCCAAATTGATACAGTAGTGCCGGATAAGCCGGAGTTTGAATTTTTACGTGAAAGGTCGTTTCGGGTTAGAACTATTAAACTTCGCAAACAGGTTTCTCAGGGGCTTATTGTTCCGCTTCCAATAGGTAAGTTTAAAGAAGGGGATGATGTAACTGAATTGTTTGGGGTTAAGAAGTATGAAAAAGTAGACAACAACCCTGAACTTTACGAGAAGCCAAAGATGCCTAAGAAGTGGTACAAAAAATGGGTTTATTTATTCAAGTACAATTTTTTATATAAAATATTCCCGGCTTTAAAAAAGAAGTCAAGAAGTCCGTTCCCTAAACACTTGGTTGGGATAACAGATGAAGAGAGGGTGCAAAACATACCGCAGGTATTAAGCCAATATAAGGGCAAGGATTTTGTCGTAAGCTATAAACTTGATGGGTCAAGTATAACTATTATACACAACAAGGTTCTTGGTAAAAGCCGGTTTAGAATTTGTAGTAGAAGGTTTGAACTGCACGATAAAAAGAATGATTGGTACAGAGTATTCGTTGACAATAAATTTGATTTAGAAGTCCTGAAACTTGTTCAGCATTTTCAAACAAACGATATAATTGTTCAGGGGGAAGCTATTGGTAAATTTAATGGCAATCACCACAATTTACCAAAGGAACAAATAAGGTTATTTAATGTCTATGTAAATGGCAAAAGGCTTAACCAACAAGAACTGATTTCTGTTTGTACGTCTTGGAATATCCCGCATTGTCCACTTTACAAAATAATTACCCTCAATCATACTATGGAAGAAATCCTGAAAGAATCAGAAATACAGGATATACTTAACCCGTCTGCTCAATCGGAAGGATTAGTATGGAGGTGTATTGAAGATAACTTTAGCTTTAAGGTTATTAATAATAAGTATCTATTAACAGAAAAATAAAACAATCAAATGAAAAAAACAATTCTTGCACTCTTTGTAGTTGCATCTTTAGCCTTCGGGTATCAGGCGGGTAAAACCCTAACAGTAACCGCTAATCAGGAACAGTGGGAGTATGTATTTAAAACAATGAATGGGGTAAAGGAAGTGGTAAACAAATCCAACCTCCCCCACCAAGAAGTAGTCTATGTAATAAGTACGGTAGATAGCTTCCAAAACCTTGCATACCCACAATTATTCAAACAACTTACTGACACGGCTAAATCTAAAAAGTAATCCCATGTCTTACATTAAAAAAATGAATGGGGAACTAATTTGTTCTCACCCAAATGTAAAAAAAATACATCAATGGGGTGGAGTAAGTTTGGGTGATATTCGGGAGCCTGTTGATTTCCTTACCTTAACTATGTTGGACGGCAACCAAAAAACATTTCAAGAACGTGGTAATGGTGAGGCGGTTAAAGAAGCAGAGCAATATCTTCAAACAAAGTTTAAAATATCCTAACTGTAATTTTTTAAAAACTAAATATATGCCAATCAACACAGATAAAATCCTAAAAGAGTTAGAGAAGGGAACCCCGGATGAACTCTACGCCGCTTTCTTTTACATAAAAGGGGCTGTCCAAAGAATGATTGAAATAGAGCAAAAGCAGGTGGAAGAACGGGCTAATGAATTACAAAATAAAATTGACGAAATTGTAGGTGAAAAGAAAAACCTTTCCTAACTTTGATTCATCCTACCCTTCCAACAATTCCACTAAACTAAAATCAGTTTATAAATGTCTTTTTGCAACCCCCACAAATTTGTAAAATCAGATAAGGAAGGATATGAAGTATGTACCGTTTGCGGGAGCTTTCATTCAGTAGCCCAAGTGTCCCCAAAAGAACTCTATCTTGATACCCCATATTGGGGTGACGGTACGGGACGCAGTACACTGGAACAACAGGTATCAAACCTGACCTGTACTGATGAATGTGGCATAAGCAAGATTGACCGGGTTTTACAGTTTTTACCCCCGCAAGCAAGGAATGTACTTGAAATAGCCTGTGCGCCGGGGGCTTTGCTTAAAAGGTTGGCTGACCTAAGATGCGTTACGGTTGGGATTGAGCCTTCGCCTGAATATATCCCCTACATTTCCGAACAGTCCCCCCACTCACAATTAGTATGCGGGTTTTTCCCTGATGTGTTTCCCGATACAATGACGAACGTATTCGATTGCTGCATTGGCATGGATATTTTTGAACATTTTGACGACTACGATTTATTCATGGGGGCAGTACACCGCCTTTTAGTACCTAATGGAGTTGGGATATTTATGTCCCCCGTAATACTTGAAGATGGCTTTTATAGGGAAAGGGACTTTGTGCCTTCGGAACATTGCTTTATCCATACAGAAAAGTTTCTTAAACCATACCTTGAATCAATGTTTACGAAGGTTGAGTTTAAACGTTGGATAGTAGGCCACGAGCTTATAATCGTAACAAAGTGAGAACGTATTTATCAGGTTACGGGTTGTCCATAAAAGGATGGGTAAGAGAAAGCGGAGTGTGGGGTAAGAACGGGAATAAAGTAACTTATGACGGATGCGATTGGAAGTTGAACGGGACAAGGATTGAATTTATTGACGAATTACCGGATTAATTATGATAGTTTCACCTGATGCGAATTATAGGCTTGCCGTTGTTTCGAAATAATTTATTCAAAAGCTAAATAGAATTAAAACTATAAAAATGAAGTACGTTTATTATGTCTTAAACTTTATCCTGAAAAACAGGAGAAGCGGTACAACAACTTTAATCAAAAAAATAGCTGCTGAAAATGATTGCTACGTAGTAGTTAGGTTTCAGCGAGAAATAAAACACGAATATGAAGATATTAAAGACAAGTGTATAACGCTTGAACAATTGTTTAATTTTGATGGGCTACCTACAAAACCAATATTGTTTGAAAGTCAAGCAATAAAAGAACTGTGTGAATTGGCAAAAGAAAGATTTGAAGTCGTAAAAAACCAAAACTTTAAAAGAGACGCACTGCTACAAAAAATTAATCAGTCTTTGGTAGAATTTGAATTAAGTGGCGATAAGATTGGTTCTGTATCACATAATGATAACTAAAATAAAGACTAAAATGTATTCCGTCATTAACTTGAATATTTTTTTATGTAGATATTGGGTCTAAAAATGGCAAGCAACGTATTTATTGACGAATTACCGGATTAAGCATGATAATATCTCCTGATAAGCATTGCAGATTGGACGGGTCAGTTTTGAGAATATCTGAACTGATTAATAGTCCTATCCCTATTATCCCACTCACAAGGATTGACGGATTTGTTTTTAATGAATCGTTATACTCGTTGGATAAATACATTCTGCTTGACTATACCGAATTATTTTGGAATAGCCACTATGCAGACACCCACTTATTCGGACGTAATACCGATATGGTAGAACATATTTTTCAGGGGGAAGAATGGGCTAAGTTTGATGAATTTGTAGCAAAGAAGCCTCCGATTGTCTACTTTAAGAGGGAGGTCAACTACAAAGACGTTAAGGGCAATGTGCTACCTATTGACTATCCGTGTTATGTCGAACCAATACAAATTCAGACAAAAGAACAGTATCTATCCCGGCCAATAAACGTATTTAATTTTTGGGGAAGGTCAAGTGAGTACAGGGTAAAATTCCATGCAGACGTTTGGGCTAATAGTTCCCGCAACGGAGCCGCTATATGCGATAATATGTATTACCTTGAAAGGTTCCTTGCAGAAGAAAAATCCCCTAACAAATGGGTATCACTAAATATCCCCCACTATGCAAGAATAGATATTGGCCAGATATTAGGGATAAACGGATTGAGTAAGCTATCTATGTCTATGTGGGGGAGTGGGAAGAAGTGTTTCAGAGATTCAGAAGCCCCCGTAAATTCATTAATGGTAATGCAAAATAGCAATATCCGTCATACCTTTGAATGGATACACGGGGTAAATTGCTTAAAAGTAAATTCCGGGGAAGTAGAAATATCCCGAATAGATGAACTACTCCAAAGGGACGACCTATATGAAATCTATGTAAGCGGAGTTGAGAATTTAGATAAGTACAGGGCTAAGAACTATATCCAGTACATTGAAAACACAATAAAAGAAAGAATAGGATGAACTATACAATCGTAACCGTAAGCAACCGTTGGCCCCAAGAGTGGTATTACCTGCATAAAGAGTTTTTCAATTCCCTCAAAGGCCACCCCGTAACCCTAATAGATTACACTAAGGCCGGGAAGGATTGGAAAGGGTTAGCCACAAAACCAAAATGGCTTTACGATGCTATCTGTCAGGGGGCAATATCTACCGAGTACATGATATTTACCGATTGTTGGGACTTAGTTTTTGCTACTGACCCCGAAGAAATAATGGAAGTATTCTCTTGCTTTCAATCTGACATTGTCATTTCAGCGGAAAGAAATTGTTTCCCGGACGATTTAAGGGGACAGTATGACAAGGTAAACGAAAACTCCCCCCACAAAACACCATACAAGTACCTGAATAGCGGGTTTATAGTAGGGCGTACAGATGCAATTAAAGTCTGCTTAGAAGCAATGGACTTACCCAACATGAAGGACGACTACTACAACGAAACAATAGGTAGGTCAATCCACTCAAACGATCAGTATGAATGGCAGAAGATATTCCTGCAACAACCAGTACACATTGAACTTGACGAACAGCAACTTTTATCCCAAACGCTACATGATGTATCGGTAGATGAATTTGATTTTTCAAAAGAAAGAATAAGGAATAAAGTGACAGGTTCTTATCCTTGTGCGTTTCATTACAATGGCTCAGGAAAATCGAACACTTCTTTACGGGATAGCATATTACCACACTTAAAACTTATTTGATGCTACACAATTACGGGTTGATAAGTGACGTTGATGCAGGGGTAATAGAAAAGACCCTTGACCTTATCTGTGAGAAATTTCCGGAAAGGGTTATTAATATTTTAGAAGTTGGTGTATATGCGGGCGATACCGGGATGGGCATAACTAATTATTTGTGCAGCAAAAACAGGGATTGTTTTTTAACCGGAGTAGATAACATGAGAGATGGTGAAAAAATAAGGACAAATTACGACAAACTTATTATTGGAAACTCAAATGAAGTCTACAACCAAATAGAACCCGAAAGTCAAGACTTTGTTTTTATTGACGGATGCCACACTTATCCAATGGTTATTTCTGATTTTTATTGCTACTCCCCGAAAGTAAAAAAAGGTGGTTTTATATTATTCCACGATACAGGTGTTCATATAAATCCATTACACGGTTATCAAGGAGTAGGCGACCCCAATGACCCCGATATGTGTTTGGGTGGCGTAAGAAAAGCATTGGAGTTAATAGGGTTAATATGGAAAGACGATGAAGATTTTTTTATAGATAGGTATGTAAACGAGTGGGAGTTAATATTTGACAAAGCAGACCCCAATGATGAAGCCGGTGGAATTTGTTGTTTCAAAAAGATTTAATATGACTATTTCGATTGTTATAAATGCAGATACCCGTGATGGGTTTGACCAAGATACTTCATCTACTAACGGTTTGTTTTCCGGGTGTAAGTCAGTGGATTTTTTATATGAAGGCGTTATTAATAAGATTGCCTTTTGGCGGGGGTTTGATACAGAGGTTATAGTATATATTGATGTTCATAACCCATTGAACGAAGAACTGTTAGACGACCTTTCTGAGATATGTGACACTCTTGTAATAAGAAAACATACATCAGAAACAAATTTTAATGACTACAACTATCTTCGTTCGCTTTACATGGCATCAGGGGATATAGTTTGTCACGTTGACCAAGATACAATGTGCTTTGCAAGGGAAGCGCAATCGCCGCAAGAGTTGATAGATATGTTGGAGACAAATAAATTTGTTTCGTACCCGTCCCCGTGGACACCAAGAGCAGTCCACGATGAATCCTTCGGTAAAAGGACATGGGCAAGCACACGGTTCTTTATATGCAAGAAAGAAGCACTAAAATTCAAGGAACTTGAAAATTGCATTAAGGAGCCTGAGTGGGGGTATGCAAAATACGGGGATAGCCCAAGACGGTGTAATTGGCTTGAACATTTTCTTTCCCTTGTAAATGAAGATTCTGTTTTTTACCCACCGCCAAGTCCGAATTATACAATATTTTCATGGGGGAATTATAAGGTTGGGACTATCCCAATATTAAACTCAATGAATTTTGAACAAGTAAATGATTTTGTAAACAATAATGGTGGCATTGTCTACCCAAACGATTTATATTTAAGATGAAAATACCTACGCCAAATTTTTGGGACGTTTTTAAGAAAACCCCCGGTGCTTTGAGTTCTGCTGAATCAATAGCCATATCTACGGTTGCTTCTATGGCCCCAAAAGGGACTTATATGGAACTTGGAATTTGGCGGGGAAAATCAACAATATCAGCCTTACAAGGGCTTAGTGACGGATTTTTTATACTTGTTGACCCTGTATTTGAAGATGAAGAAGTTATCCGGGAAGTGGTGGGGACTATTGCAAAAGCTAACCCACAATCAGTACAGATAAACATTTGTGCAAACTATTCTACAAACGTAATCCCAAAGCAGGACAACTTATCGTACTGTTTTATTGATTCAGGCGACCATAGTGACGACCTTCCAATGACAGAAGTTAAGATGTTAGAGGACAGAATGATTCAAGGTGGGATTATTGCGTTTCACGACATATTTTCCCAGTTTGTTCGTGTCACCGAAGCATACGAATATCTTTTAGGAACAGGGAAGTATGACCCCATATTTTTCGATTGGGAAGAAATATTCAAGTATGTAAGAGAAAATGATTTGGAAAACGGGAATGATTCGTGGCATCAGTATCCTGAACTCGGACACCCACCAAACTTCGTAGGGGCTTTGAGAAAAAAGTAACTCCTATGTGAACCAATATGTATTTTAATCCGTACCCGTGAAAACCTTTTTTTAATTATGGCAATAGTAGTATTTGATATTCCAATTCCAGTAGTAGTAGATGAAAATGGTGTTAAGAAAGAAGGGTATGCCCTGTATGCCGAAAGCGGTGGTATGCTCGAAAATGACAGTTGGACAATCGTTTGGAGGGAAGGTGGAATTGTAAGACATTATCTTACAAGTGATGTAAGGGTTTGCTACAATGGGACGTATGGGATTAAAGAAAAAAGCAGTGGTTAAAATTATATAGCAACTAAAAAATGATAATATGTATAATTGGTTTATTCCCAAAGGTGTAAATGCAGAAATAACAGTAGATTCAGAATGGCATTGCGTTCACCCATTTATTTCTAATTTAGAAATATCAGAAAATAAAGAACCATCTTCATTTTTAGCCAAAAAAGAAGTTAAGTTGTTTACAAGAGATGGTTTATTTCAGGTATTTAGGGGTTCAAATGTTTTTAGTGCTTTAGATAAAGCAGAAGTATATCTTTCTGAACTTTACCCATTTAATAGCATTAAAATATCTATTGGCGATAAACTTATTGAATTAAAGCCAACTATGGAAGATGTAGTAATTAGTGTTACTAATTCAAGCGGTGGTGAGTTTTGTTTTAGAAACAAATCTTCTACATTTTTCAGATTATTTTTGCAAAGTAAAATAGTTGATAATGAAATACACGATTTGGAATCTTGGGAGCAAATGTCAATAAGGGATTGGATTGTTTATAAACTTTTTAATATAAAAGTTTTAAATGAAACAAAGAAGAAAATTATAAACATAAAAAGAGATTCAAGCGAAACTGGCTATTTATGAATAAGAAACAAGCTAAGAAGCTAAAGAAGTTGGCTGCGTTAATGACGCAAGGTAGGCCACAAGAAACCCGTAAGGTTTATCAAAGACTTAAATCAGTACACAAGGACAATAAAGGAGAAATATAATGCACGAAATCAATCCACGACTGAATAGCGAATTTGCAAATCAGCCCTACATCAAAGACGTTGTAAAAATTAAACACTCCATTAATCCGGGGGATGCTGTGGCTTCAATGGCTGCGGTAAAAAAGTTTTGGGAAGTAACCGGACGTAAGGCTATGTGGTGTCAAAAGATAGGACAAGAAGCCCAATACTACACGGGGGCCGTACACCCAACAGTAGATGATAAGACGGGAACCAACGTCTGTATGAACAACAGAATGTTTGAAATGATGAAGCCTTTGATGGAAAGTCAGGCTTACGTGGATAGCGTTGAAAAATATGAGGGACAGGAAATAAACTTGGACTTTGACACTATCAGGGGTAAGACATTTGTAAACCTCCCACACGGTTCTATTCAGGCTTGGGTTATGTATGCTTTCCCGGACTTAGCCTACGATCTTTCTACCCCGTGGATTGAACTTGATGATAACTGTCCCCCACATATCTTAGAACAGGTACAAGGTAAGATAATCGTAAACTTTACGGAACGATACCGGAACACACTCATGGACTACTATTTCTTAAAGAACTATGAGTTTGACTTAGTGTTTGCGGGGACAGAAAGGGAACATTGGTTATTCACAAGTAAATGGAATCTGAATATCCCCTACCTTAAAGTAGATGATTTTTTAGAGTATGCCTATGCCATAAAAAACAGTAGGTTTATCCTTTGTAACCAAAGCATAGGGTGGCAAATAGCGGAAGCCATGAAGCACCCCCGAATCCTTGAAATATGCCAGTACGCACAAAACTGTTTACCTTTTTACGGGGAACATAGCTACGGGTACTTTCATCAAGTAGGGTTGGAGTATTACGTTAAAAAGCTGTCAAATATCCGTAAATAAAAAAGCCCCCGAAATGGGAGCTTTTTTAGTTCTTTGTTCAGAAGGTTTATTAACCTGCGGCTGTGGCGAGAGTTGCAACTGAACTGTCAGTTACATACTGCTTACCGTGAACATTAAGGCCGGAAGGTGCTACCTGAATTACAGAGTAGACATAAGCACCGCCAACTACCACTCCGTTAGGGAGGGGGAAGAAAGAAGTACCGTCTGTGGGGAAGGAAACAATTCCACGGTAATTGAAATCAATAGTCCGTGAAAATAATGTTGCTCCGTCAGGGTTTGTAAAAGGGGGTGTACCCTCAACTTGGCCGTAAATTCGTGCCGAAAAATGTGCTGCTGCTGCCATTTTGTTTAAAGTTTTTCGTTAGGAAATTGGATAGTCGTAGCAAATATAGTTAAAATTTTAATACTTTTGTTGTAGTTTATGGCAAAGCATTTTATCATAAGTCCCGAAAAGGGAGATTTTGACAGGGTTTCTATTGCTGAATCCCACCTTGCGGAACAGTTTATACATCAGCAAGCGGGTGCAGCCCGTAAGTCCCTGAACGAAAAGATAATGGGTAGGCGTGAATCCCTGCAATTTATTCCGGGGAGGGTCATAGTAAAGGTTGACATTGAAAAAAAGAACAACTACACCTTTGAGGACGGTACTGTTATCCGTAGGGAAAGAAAGTACAATGAGTTTAACATGAGGGTTGCCCAACCCGTAAATGCTACGGTAATATCCGCAGAATATATCCCGGAGGGGGTGGAAATCCTGATTAGCCATAATTCCATACACGATACAAACAAGATATTTGACTACCCGGATTTTTCAGGGGAGGTTGAAGCGGCTGACGTAAAATACTACTCCCTGCCGGAAGATGATTGCTTTGCTTGGCGGGACGTTGACGGGGAAATGAAACCCCTGAAAAATTACGAATTTGCATTGAGGGTGTTTGTTCCTTACACCGGATTGATTGACGGCATCCCCCCAACCAAAATAGAGAACGTACTTTATATTACAACCGGGGAACTTAAAGGGAAGGTAGTGGGAACTCTAAAGGCAAGTGACTACCAAATCATATATCAGGAACAGAACGGAAGGGAAGGAAACCTTATCAGGGTAAGGCACTCCGAAGATGAAAACTTTGACCGGGAAGAAATAATTTACATTCACCACGAACACACAGAAAAAGTGCAGTCCGGGGAACTATGGGTTGGTATTGAAACAACCGATGCAAAACCAATAATCTAAATTCTTTATATCCTATGGCAAAACTTAAAGTAAAAACAGGCGGCGGTGGCGAAGGAGAGCAACCCAAAGCTAAATCGCTTTCATACCCTCAAATCAATCTGTGGAGTGACTTCGTAGATAAAAATCCCAATATAAAAAGTGTAGATGAAATGTGGGAAGCATTTTCAAAAGCACACCCAAAACACGGCATTGACAGAAATGTATTAACTGCCGATTTGGATAGGGTTATAAAAGTTGTTCAGGACAGAGCAAAAGCATGGGGTGAGCAGTCCCCTAATAATCTTACAACAGGCATGGCTTTCCCAAAAGTACAATTTGAAGATACCCCTTATGGTAGAATGAACTCTTACGGGCAAACACAAGTTCCGCTTCCGCAAATTAAATCAGGATACCCCGAAAGACTTATCCAAAAAGAAATACCCAAAGACGTTACAGACGTATGGTATGACGATAGTAAAGGTTTGTGGGGTTACGAAGACCCCCGTGAAGGCATTATTAAGTATGCCCAAAAATCAGCAGGGTACACAAAGCCTGTTCAGGAAATTATTCAGAAAGTTTATCTGTCCCAAAAGAAACCCAACCCATAATAAATGGCAGAACAAGACCGGATTAAGGAACTGGAACAAGAGTTGGCTTTATACAAACTAAACGGTTCCATAGGGCTTTATTACGAATTAAACAGGTTTGTAAATGAAACCGTTTCAATTATGCGGGAGAAAGGGGTAAAAAGCCTTTTTGCCAAAGATGATGATGACCCCAAAAAGTTTGAACGCATGATGACCCTTATAAAAAATGCAAAAGAACATATCGTTGATATGGAAGATATTAAGGTCAAATTAGGTCTTACTGGTGACGAAGAAAAAGACAGAGTAAGAAAGCCTTTCATTGACCGAATCGCTGAATCAAGAAGTTAATGGCTGTATTTGAAGAAATATACGGAGTAAAAGTAAGAATCCCCGAACCCGAAGAAAATGATGTAATCCTAAATTCGGATAAACCGAGAGAGGAACAACTTTGGGTTTGGGAAGATTTGCCTCCTATGTTTGAAAAGGTGACTTACAATAAGTCAGGCGACCTTATATTAACCCCGGAACAAGAAGAATATGCTGTACCGGAAGTAGGCAGGTGTAAAAAAGGAGTTCATATTTACATTGACGGGAAGATTACGTGGCTACCTCCTAAATATTATTTCTACTTAAAATTTTGGGTACTTGAAGATAGCAGCAGACCTGAGTACAGGGATTGCGATAGAAGGTATTTTACCTACCTGCATCATTGGGAAAACATACTGTGGTGCTTGGGCTTGGTACGAGGCAAAAAAAGACGAGAAGGCGCATCTTCGCAAGCTACGTCCAACCTTGTTTACGAAGCTGTTTTTTATAAAAACTCTAATTGTGGTTTAATATCTAAGACAAGGGATGATAGTAAGGACACCTTTACGGACATGGTTACTTTTGGGTATAGGCACTTACCCCCGTTCCTTAAACCAAAGCAGGTAAACAAAGATGATAGTGTAACCGAAATGGTGTTTGCCCAAAAGTCATCAAATATTAAAGACGGTGTTTTCTCAGGTAAAAAAGAAGATGAAGGGCATAGGTCAAGAATTAACTATCGTGCGCCAGTACTGAACGCATACGATAGAGGGCGTATGAGCCGTATTCTTCTGGATGAATTCGGAAAACTCCCGGTGGAAGTCCACGCTAACCAATTATTAGGTATTGTGGCTAAAACCCTTGTGAAGGGGGTAAAGCGTGTGGGGTTTGTTGAAATGCCATCCACGGTAAACAAAATGACTAAGGGGGGATTAGGATTTAAGACTATTTGGGAAAATGCTGATCTGAATAAGAAAAGCCCTACCGTAAACCGTCTTGTAAGATACTTTTGCCCTGCACATGACGGGTACGAAGGTTTCATAGGACGCTACGGGGAAAGCATTATCGGTGAGCCAACACTTGAACAATACCAATACCTTGTAGATAAATGGGTAAGGAAAGATGAAGATGGGAATACCATAAGTGAACTTTCAGAAGAAGATATTAAGTTGGGGGCAAAGGCTTACATTGCCAAAAGAAGGGTAGGAATGACCGGGGATGATTTGGAAGAAGAAATCAGGATGAACCCCGAAAACGAAGTTGAACTTTTCATGTCAGCAAATGCGGATTGCATTTTTGACGTACAAAAGATAAATGAACAGATTGAGTACCTTAAAGAAAACCCCGTATATAAAAGAAAGATAGTCTACTACCGGGATATTGACCAATCGGTAAAGTGGAGAGATTATAACGAAAGAGAGGGCAGCGGGGTAATGCACTGGGAATGGGTTGGGGACTTGCGGAAACCTGAAAAGCCAACCTATTATGAAATGGGCATGAGAACCGCAAGGGCTGACGTTGGAGTTGTTGGGGTGGATGGTATCACAAACGAACAAGGGGGCAAGAAATACGGTTCTAAGGCTTCTGCATGGGTGTTCCTGAAATACGACTTGAAAGACCCTGAAAACACTGGATTATTTGCCGGACACCTTTACGGAAGGCCACGGGAGAAGTCAGACCTGTACGACCAAATCATGTTCTGTTCCGAATATCATGGGTTCCCTATTTATTGGGAATTTGTAGCGGATAACTACCACTCTTACTTCAAGGAAAGGGGTAGGTTGGGGCTTTTGGCTAAATTCCCGCTAAACGCAATAGCCCCCGAAAAAAGGAATAAGCCAAATTTGGAGAGGCACTACGGATTCCCGATTACAGACTTTGCTATCACAAAAGGTAATGATTCAATGATTACCTACATTCTTAATTACGCCGACAAAATATATTGGATTGAGTTATTGGATGACCTAAAACTGTACGACCCAAACAAGCGTACACCATCTGACAGGTCAGTAAGTGCCATGATAGCCCTTGTGGGAGGGTTGGAGCCGGTCAGGAAGCCGCCGCCGATGAAAACCCCGCTTGTGAAAGTTTATAGCCAAAATTAACCGTTTTTGATAATATCTTTTAAAATCCGTACTTTTGTTTTCGTATCCTATTTTAACATAAATGGCTGAAAGTCCAATTCCTACTGATAAACAAGTGGCGCAAGGTAGTGAAGCTATAAAAGAGTTTCAACTAACTACCGAAGGCATAGCAAAGAAAACTTCAAAAGAGTATGGTCTTGCTATCTCTAAAGACATTTGGGCTAAGTCCAATACCGGGGTTGGGGGCTACTACTACAATCGAAATGCCCGGTTCTTCAAAAACAGAAACTACGCAAATGGCCGACTGAACATTCAACAAATGTTTCAGGACAGGTTCAACTTCAACGGAAAGGAAAACTACATTAACCTTAATTGGCAAGCCCTACAAATTGTAAATAGGATTATTTCGGGGTTGGTGGGACGGTGGATGCAAAGGAATGAAAAAATCCAAGTGCAAGCCATTGACACATTATCCATCGGGGAGAAAAAGCAACAGTACGAAGAACTGGAATTTTTGCTTTACAACCGCCAACAACTCGAAGAACTACAAAAGGAAACAGGCGTACAGTTAATCCCCGAAAACGAATTTATCCCCGCAGACAAAGAGGAACTTTACTTGTGGCAAGCCCAATTCCAAAGGCTTCCAGAAGAAATACTTTATGAATTAGGATGCAACGATGTGTTGGGGCAAAACGGTTGGTATGACGTACTGAAAGAAAAGATGCTGCATGACGCAGCCGAAGTGCTTTTTGTAGGAACTTATACGTGGATGGATTCTGACGGGGTGATTCATGTTAAGTGGGTTAAGCCGGAAGATGCCATATACTCTTACTCCGAATACCCTGATTTCCGTGACACTACATGGAGAGGGGAAGCCCCTTCATTAAAGCTATCGGAAGTAAGGAAACGGTTTGGGAAAGAATTTAACCCCAATGACCCCTTTGCATTAACCGAAGAAGAACTTTGGGAACTTGCTCAAAAATGTAAGGAGTTCCAATACGCTACAAACCTTACGTGGACAAATACATGGTATAATGCCTATATGCGTCCCTATGATGAATGGAACCTACGGGCTTTATGCTTTGAGTTTAAGTCATTGGATAGCGAACCATACACCGTCACAAAGACAAAGACAGGCGGTACAACATACGTCCAAAAGGGCTACCCTGTAACTTCATCCGGCAAGAAAAGAGAAAAGCCACTTGATAACCAAAGAGTAGTTGAGGACAAGGACTGGAATATTTACGAAGGGGTTTATTTCCCCGATGCAGATAAGTTAGTCCGTTGGAAAATAAAGGACAACATGATTAGACCGCAAGACCCAAAAGAAATTGGGAGTGCGGAATTTTCCTATTCGTTCTTCATGCCGCAGAACTACCAAATGCGAAACATGGCTATCCCTGAAAAGATTGAAGCCGCAGTTGATGGGATGATTTTAGCTTTATTAAAAATGCAGCAGGTAGTTGCACGAATGAGGCCAACGGGGGCGGCGGTTGATGAAAGCGCACTCCAAAACATTGACTACGGATTAGGGGATGCAGGTAACAAGTCTATTGACTACAAAAAACTTTACGACCAAACAGGTGACATATATTACAGGGGTATAGATGCGGAAGGAAACAGAGTACCCGTCCCTATTACTGAGTTACAAAATAGCGGGTTCTTAGCGCAAATGGACGGGCTTATCCGCAACTACCAATTCAACTACCAGATATTAAAAGATGAATTAGGGGAAGACCCTAACTTAATGAGTGCAGCCCTGCAACCCCGTGTAACAGCGGGTAACGTGGAAGCCTCACAAGCACAATCCGAAGCAGCAACAGATTACATTTACAGGGCTTATTCTGAATGTATGAAGATTACCGCAAGGAAAATTTCATGCTTACTAAAAGATTCGGTTTCCTATGGAGCAAAAGCGTACAGAAACATTGTGGGGGCAGAAGATTTGGAAGGGCGGCAGTTCTCAACCGATATTAAGCTACTCCCCACGCAATTTGAAGTACAAAGATTTGAGGCTATCCTTAACCAAGCAATAGCAACCAACCAAGACCTTGTACTGTTTTTAGACCCCTTTCAATTAATGCGTGTCGCAAGGGAGGACGTTAAGTTGGCCGAATTGCTTTACAGGCAAGCTACTAAGAAAATGATTCTGCACCAACAGCAGACCGCAGCCCAAAACCAACAGCAGACCATCGAAGGCCAAATGGCTTCCGCACAAGCAGCCGAAGAAGCTAAGAGAGAAACCGCAGCAATGTTGGCTGACTTAGATATTAAGAGTGTTCAAATGACCGGGGAAGCCCAAAACAGAACAAGCGTTCTTAACGGTGTATTCCAAATGCTGCAAAAGCAACAGGAAACAGGCAATCCTATCCCAAGCCAAATCATGCCGCTTGTAAATGCGGTTATGGAGAATGTAGCCCTGTCAGCAGTGGTAAGCACCCAAGAACAAAAGGAACAGATACAAGCCAAGATGCAGGAACAACAGATGATGCAAGAGCAAATGCAACAACAGATGATTCAGCAGCAACAGCAGGGAGGACAACAGCAAATGGAACAACAACAAAATCAACAACAGCCAGCAATGGTATAAAACTAAAGTAAAATGTCATTAGGAAAACCTTTGGATAAAACCCAAGAGTACAAACAAAACGTTTACAGTATAACTCTTGACATGAGTGGATGGGACAAAACAACCTTTCAGGTGCTTGCTCCCGTTGCAGGAACCCTGTTCGTTTACGGCTCGGACAACAGTGGGGCCGTACAAGGTGTAACTCAGGGTAATGCTGAATTAGCTACAAACTTTTCAACCATCCAAGCAACAAAGCTATCCGATGGCACTGCGGTAACTTCCGTAAACGCAGCAGGTTTGTATAAAGTGGACGTAAACTCTCAGTTCCTTCGTCTGCAAGGCGGCGGGGCTAATGTGTATGGACTTTTGTTCTTCCACTCCAAGATAGGGTAAAAATATTTTTAATTAAAACACAAATGTATGTCTGAAACAATGACTAATTCCGCAGAACAATTAGCTGCGGCTGCATGGGGTGAAGAAGCACCCGCTACCGCTACGGTAGAAACTCCCGCACCGGGAGGCGAACCGGCTAAACCAGAGCCAACCACTGCCGAACCCGCTAAACCGGAAACGCAGGAACAAGTCTTTGATGCAAATGAATACCTTAAAACAAATTTAGGGTGGGATAATTGGGACGTAGCAAAACAGGAAGTAGAACAACTACGCAAACTGAAAGAAGCTAACCCCCAAGAATTAAAATTTGCAAATGAAGATAGTGAGAAACTGTTTAAAGCCCTGCAAGAAGGCAATGAAGATTCTGTCTATGAAATTCTTAGCAAGAAGAAACAGTTTGAAAGAATTGAAAAGTTAGATATTTCTGACGTTCAAAACGCAGCAGACGTTGTGAAGTTGAGTATCAGGGCTAAATACCCTGATTTGGACGATTCCGAAATAAATGATATTTTTGAGGAACAATATTCAAGATACGACAAGCCCAAGAAAGACGAATTGGAAGGAGACGATGAATATGAGCAGAAATTAAGCCAATGGAAATTGCGTGAAGATGCAATTAACAAAAAAATAGTCCGGGATGCTAAGATAGCAAAGCCGGAATTGGCTAAGTTAAGAAGTGAAATAGTTTATCCAGAGATAAAAAAAGAGGTTCAACAATCAGCAGCCCCGCAGACTTCACAAGAAGAATTGGAAAAGTTTGCAGCCCTGAAAGACGGATTTCTCAAATCAGCGAACTCATTTGTTCAAACCTTTGACGGGTTCAAAGCTACTGTAAAAGACAAAGATGTTTCTTACGATGTTAGCTACAACCTTTCCGGGGAAGAAAAACAAGAAGTTGCAAAACTCGTAAATGATTTTGCTGAAAACGGCCTTAACACAAATTCCCTTTTCGCAAGCCGATGGTTACTTCAAGATGGCTCAATTAACTCCGAACAAATGGTAAGGGATTTATCCAAGATACTGTTTGCGGATAAGATGGAACAAAAGTTTGTTACCGATGCAGCCAACAAAAGACTTGAAGAATACCTAAAGGAAAAGAAAAACATAAAGATTGAACATAACAACAATGGTTCAACTTTCGTTCCGGGCGGCGAAGCGGAAAAGATGGAATCGGTGAGGTCGCATTTTTGGGATAACTAAGTATAATCCGTTTTTAAAATCCAAAAACCCTAAACAAAATGGCAGGAATCCCTACCTCAAATATCCTTCAACCCGGTGTGATAGCCGTATCGGGTGGTGTGGATAGGGCGTTAATATCTAATTTACAGTTATTGACCCCCCAATACTACAATAAATATGTAGAAAAATACGGCCCCGAAGCATACGATTACTTTTTCCAATGGCTTGCCACTTTCGGCGGTATGGAAACTGTAAAAAACCGTAACTTCTTCTGGTTTGAAAACCGTGGTAAAAACCAAATTGCAGTAACCAACTTAGCCCAAGTAACAACTCCGGCTGCGGGTGCTACTGTAACCGTAACCATCCCCGCTGACGACCTGTATAACAGCGGAACTGAATCTCCCCTGCGTGTGGGCGAAAGCGTGTTCGTGGCATCTTCTAACGTTGAGGGTGAAATCCTGACCGTTCCCGCAGTAAACCAAGCTACCATCCGTCCGAAAATTGCTTCACAAGCATTTGTTTCTGCCGGTTCAACTTCCCTGCTTGCAGGAGAAATTCTGATTTTTGGTGGTCTGACTGACGTTGGTGAGGCTTCTTCTGAAAGAGTACCCCAAGTACACCTTGACCAAAAGTACGAGAACAACATTACCGAAATCCGTGAATCATTCGCCGCAACTGACCTTGCAGGTATGACCGAAGTTTACTATGACAACGGTGTTAGCGGAAGCGAACTCGGAGGTGTAGGCCAAGCAGGACGTAGCTACTTCACTTACAAGTCACTGGTTAAGTCTGAAAGACGTTTCCTGAACAGCATTGAAAACAAATTGATGCGTGGTGACATTGTAAGCAACACTGGTATGCTGACCGATAGTTCAGTAGGTACAGAAGGTTTTATCCCCAAAGTTTCCGCTGATGGCGAAACAGTAGGTTATACCCCCGGTTCACTGGACATTGCCAAGCTGCACGAAATCACCCGTATCATGGACGTTAATGGTTGCGCCAAACAAAACGTATGGCTGCAAGACATTTTCCAACGCCAAGATTTCAGTGATGGTATCTTCAAAGAGTACCCCGCAGGTGCATTTGTTTACGGTTCCGGCGAGAAATCAAAAGAAGCATCCGTAGCTTACGGCTTCCAAGAAATCCTGATTGACGGTTATCTTCTGCAAGTTAAGAAGTACAGCCCGTGGAACACCGAAGTACAAACAGGTAAAACCCCAACAACTGACTACTTCCGTAACTACGGTGTTATCAGCCCAATGGGTAGTGTGCCTGACGCACGTACAGGGTCAATGATGAAGAACATCAACGTAATGGTACAAGAACCCCCTAAAGGTGGAACAACCGGTAACGGTATCCGTCTGTGGCAGTGGGGTGGTGGTTCTATGAACCCTACCGATGGTACTATGCGTGACCATGTTGAAATGATAACCTACCGATCAACAATGGTACGTGTGGCCAACCAGTTCGTTATTGTATCTGCTTAATTTTAAGCACTTGAACGAATAATCCGTATCCTAAAACCAAAGCAGTGTATCCCCGGTGAAATATCCGGGGACACTCTTTGAAAAACACCCGACAGGTTCGGGGGCTAAAACAGAAAGCCTTAAACAGTAATTAAAAAATTAAAATCCATAATCAAAATGGCAGACTTAAAAACGGTTCAATCCTCAATGTCAGGTGAGCCTAAAACAGAAACAAAAGAGTTCTTTAATAAATCGGAAAGTGTAATGTCTACTTCGGAAGTAGCAGAACACAAGTACCATATCTTCCGTCTTGTAAAAAAGAAAAAAGGTAGGACTTATGTGGATGGGATTTGTGATAATGCAAAACACCCACAGACAGGAAAGCGGGAACGTATTTACCTTATCAATGGGTCACAAAGTATTTGGCAAAGTGAGTTAGGGGACTTATTGAAAGATAAGGATTACATCAAGACAAACCGCAGAAGCCTTGTATTTGAAAATGGCGTATGTCGTGTTCCTTCATGGGACGACAGAGCATTAGAGTTTGCAAGGGCTTGTACTAAAAACGTAGGAAGTTTAAGGAGTGGGAATGGTAAGTTTGATTATTATGAGTATGACGCAGCCGCAGAACAAAAATCAAGGCTTGAAAAACAAATGCTCAAAATCAACATGGTTATCAAAGCCAAAGAAATGAAAGAAGTCGAAATGAAGCAACTCGCTTCCTTCTTAGGTATTTCATTTGTTGATGAATTGGGTATGCCTAAAGGCGAAGAAGGTGTAAGGGCTGAACTCATGGTAAAAGCAGACAATCATCCTGAACTCTTTTCAAAATATGTAGATAGCGAAGAAGTAAAGGTTCAGTATTTGGTTAAAAAAGCAATCATTGACGCTAAGATTGATTTGACAGGACAATCCGGCAATGCTTTGTGGGCAGGGGGTAAAGGGTTTATCGCAAAAATCCCCGTAGGACGCAAGCCATACGAATACCTTACAGAACTCGCAATGACGAACAGTGATGAAGGACGGGCTTTCAAAGAAGGGTTAGCCCAATTTGCAAAATAATAAAACGGTAAGAATTGAACTCCAATGAAGTTTATGAACTGATGAAGCTAATATGCGGGAAGAACGCCCAACAAGGTTATCTTTCTGCTGACGACTTCCACGTATCCATCAATGCCGCCCAAAAAGAATACCTTGACTACTTAATTGGAGAATACCAACAGTATCAAATAGGGAGGCCGATTGCAGTTGTGGAAATGTCTAATAAAGAGAAAATCCGTAACTCAGTCGCCCCCCTCATTTATAACACGTTACTTTCCCCTAATACAACAACCGGGATAGCCCCGTTTCCTTCCGATTACGAAATATCGGATGCCATGTGGACTTTATACGGGTACTACAATATCAGGTTTATAGGTCAGCCAAGACTTTCAAGTTTCTATAACTCTTTTATTGACCCTATCGAAACCAATCCGGTTTACCTTTTACAGCATGAAGGGTTTAAGTTTTTCCCTCCCGATATTGTGGGGGCTTATTTAAGCTACGTCAGAACTCCCCCTTCAATCGTTTGGGGGTATAACCTTGATAGCAACGGCATACCCGTGTGGAACCCTGCAACAAGCCAAGACCCTGTGTTTTCAGATACAGACATGATGAACATTATTGCGAGGGCTTTAAAAATTATTGGCGTAAATTTGGACAGCAATTCAGTATCTCAATTCGCAACAGAAATTAAAACAACAGGCCAGTGAAACGTGGGGCATACATAGAATTAGTCAGAAGGCAGATATACGGCTCTTTCCCACCGGAGGAGGCCGAAATCACCGTAAGCCTTGTGAATTACTGGTTATCCCAGGCAATCGGCTACGCAGCCCAAAAGTGCTATTCCAACAACTTACGGTTAGAAGGAATTGCCTTCGTTAATGGGGGCTTTTACACGACCTTTAAGGGGCTTGCAATCACAAAGGACGAGAACTTCTTATGGAAGGTAGAACTGCCCGAAATACCGCCCGGAATAGGCTATAACGAAGGAATATCAACCGTTGTATTTAAAAGCAATTTAGGGGAGATTTCCTACCCCGTTGTCCTGATGAATCAAAATCAGGCTTCTATATCAAAAGGGATGCGACCTATCCCAAATAAGTTAGTGGGACACCAAGAGGGGAAGAATGTTTATGTACTCAGTACCGTAAACCTTACCCAATACACCGCAACAGCTACAATTATTAGCGGCGGGGTTAGCACTGATCTAAACACAGAATTAAACGTACCACCTGACTATCTTGTGGACGTAACAGAATATCTCAAACAGCAATTAGCCTTTGAACGGGCGCAATTTCAGGACG